GAGACCGTGGCTGCCGTAGCCACCGCGTCCATCTGACCGGCCATCAGCAGCTGCGTGCCGCCCGCGGCCGTGACCTTGAATCGGCAGGAGATGGTGAAGTCGGACGAGCCGAGGTTGAAGTCGGCATGGTCTGACGCGCTGATGTAGCTGCCAACGGCAGGGCAGTGCATGGCTACGCCGCCGAGAGCGTCGGCATCCTCCACGAGCACCTGAGCGCCGAACAGGTTCTCGGTCCAGGTGTGGGTCGAGCCTCCGACGTTGCTGTCGGTCCACTTCGTCTCGTCGCCGTTGAGATGTAGCAGAATCTTGGTGAAGACGTCGTTGCCGCCTTCGAGGCCCTCGTCCTGCGTCGAGGCGGTGTTCTCGGCATCAACCGCCAGCGGTGTGCGGAACAGCGCATGACTGTCGATCCACATCGTGCGCGAGAAGTCTTCGGCCAGGTCCGAACCGATCGTCCGCGACAGGCCGCCGCCGATCGACCACTCGGAGTTGACGTTGATGCTGACGTAGCTGTCGTTCTCGGCCACGGTCAGCGTGCCGGGGATAAACCACACGACCTCGTCATAGCGCCGGTTGGTGCCGGCGATGACCTTGTAGAGCTGCGAGCGGTTGATGTTGTCGAACACACCCTTGGCGACCGGGCACTGCACGACGTTGACGCGGCCGTTGTAGGAGAAGAAGCCGTGGAATCCCATCCAGAATGCGACACCGTCCATCTCGGCCATCGACTGCGGCCCGCAGGCGCCGCCGGTCGAGCCGATGCGATCGAGCCCGAAGATGTCGTCCCCGCCGATGAATTTGAACGGGTGCGCGGAGAGGTCGGTGATGATCAGCCAGGCGCCGGCGACTTTGACCGCGCCCATGATCTGGTTGCCCGACTCGCAACGGATCGAGCCGGCCGTGTTGGTGTCGCTGGGAGTCCACTCCGTGAAGTCTTCCCGGTTGCACCAGGCGACATTGAGTGCGTCGTAGGTCAGCGGGTCCTGGGCCGCGCCGTAGACGACCAGGTGACGATCATCGGTGACGAAGATGCCGAGCGCGGCGATCGGGCACTGGGTGTCGGCCGTCAGGCTGTCGATCGTCACGGCGGGTGTCGTGAAGGACAGCGTGCCGGCGGTAATGACACCGGAGACGGGATTGGAGATCACCATCGAGCTGCCGCCGACGTTGACCGACTCCACGAAGGTGTTCTCGGGGATCAGCGGGTGCTCGACCCTGTCGCCGACGTTGATCTCGGCGGGCGTGCCCAGAGCGGTAACGGTGGTGGCGCCGGAGGCGGCCGTGCCGACCATCTCCAGGCCGATGTTGGCCTCGGAGTAGTCCCAGTAGTAGACGGCACCACCACGGGGGCAGGCGACCATGTCCTCGCCCCACTTGTCGATCGTCCACACGCGCGGGTAGGCGCCCTGGCCTGGCACCGACGACCAGCCACCGCCGTAGGGCCCCGAACCGTAACCGCCCGAGCCGTAGCCAGAGTCGGCGGCCGTCGAGTAGTCGATCAGGCCCTCCGGCAAACCCTCCGGCGTGACGTCGAACTTTTCGCCCTGTTTGATGACGTAGAGCTTGTTGGCCGATCCCATGGCCGCGAGTGTGGTGCCGTCGTTGACGTTCCACACGCGACCGCCTCTGATGGGCTCCGGGAACTCGATCTCGTAGTAGTTGCCCCAGCCGCCCCACTTCTGCACGCGCCCCTTCCACGGCCTGACCATCGAGCCGTTGAAGTAGCGCCCCTTGATCGAGTAGGCGCTGTCGTCGTTGATCATCCCGGGCGGGAAGGAGAGGGGGAATCGGTTGTCCATCACACACTCATCTCGATGCGGGTGCGCGAGTAGTTGACCGTGTAGGTGATGACGATGATGCCGGGCGCGGGCGTGCCGTCAGCGCCACCAGCTCCACCACCAGAGCCGCCGCCGTAGCCGCCGCCGTTACCACCCGTGGCGCCGTTGGAGGCTCCTCCGCCTCCTCCCGGGCCAGCCGTGGAGCTGTCCGAGGTCTGGGTCCAGATGTTCTCCTGGCCGCCGTTGCCGCCCGTGCTGGCCCCAGCTCCTCCGCCGCCACCGCTCGATCCGTGACCGCCGAAGCCAACAGGATTGGCAGCGCCCCCACCCGATCCGCTTCGGCCGTTGCCGCCGTTCGAGTAGCTGCCGTTGGTGTTGGACGAAGCGCTGCCGGTATTGGCTCCGCCCCCACCCGAGCCGCCGTTGTTGCTGTTGGTGCCGGAGTTGGCCCCATCACCATGCGGGCCGGCCGCGCCGCCGCCGCCTGAAGCGTCCTGAGCACCACCTACGTTGCCCGCGGTGCCGCCTGAGTACTTGGTGTCGCCAACACCACTGGCGGCAGCTCCACCTGCGCCGCCAGAGTTGCCGGATGAGGCCCCACCACCCTTGGCTCCGACCGAGGATGAGGCGAGGTCGAGGCCGTTAAACCAGCTGTCTCTAAGCCCCGCAGTGGCGCTGTCGATGCCAGCCTGATAGACGATGAAGTCGTGCGGCGTCAGGGCCAGGTTGCTGATCTTGCTGTAGGCACCACCTCCGCCGCCGCCCGTTCCGCCGCGACCGCCCGCGCCGATACACTCGATCGTGTTGTCGAGCGAGTTCCAGTCGGTCGGAACCTCCCAGGCCCCAGCGCCGCCGGTCAGGAATATGACCCTCTGCGTCATCAGAATTTCTTGACCTTCAACGCGATCTGCAGACGCGTGATTGAGGAGATGGAGTCGAGGTTGAAGCGGAGGATGTCGCCGGCCGAGATCGTCTTCGTCCAGCCGGTGAGCGTCACGTCCTGGCTCTTGATGGCTGCGGAGATCGTCGGCTTGGCTGCCGCCACGATCGTGTTGCCGACGACCGGCGGGTAGTTGGCATAGGCCGCCTTCCAGATGTCGACGACAGCCGAGCCCGTCTGGTCGGCCAGCATGGTGACGCCCGTTATCTCGCAGGCGAAGTCGAACGGCATGTCGCCCATGATGCCGGTGGCGATCACATTGCCGTTGTAGTCCTTCTCGAAGGACATCGTGCGGGTGGAGTTGTCGCTCGACCAGCCCGTGAGGTTGGCGCTGGCGTCCTGCTTGGCGGCCGGCGCGAGAGCGGCCCAGGACGTCAGGTTGGCGGCGTAGGCCTGCACGTCGGTGCCGATAACGAGCCCCAGGTTGGTACGCGCGGTGGCGACGTTGCCGAGGTCGCTCAGGTTGTTCGATCCCATCAGCACGCCGCTGACGAGGCCGGTGGCGAGCGCGACGATCGGGCCGGAGAACACCGCGGTCGAGTCGCCGCGCACGCGCACGAAGCAGCCGTAGCCGCGCGGAATCGTCACGTACTGGCCGGCGCCGCTGCCGCCGCCGAACCTGACGTCGAAGGACCCGGCGCTACTCTCGTTGGTCACAAAGTAGATGCGGGCGCGCGACGTGTAGACGCTGACGGTTCCGACGAGCGTCAGGCCGTTCGAGATGCGAATGATCGGGCAGCGCGACTGGTCGGCGACGTAGTTGGTCGACGTCAGGTTGGTCGTGCCGGCCGTGGAGGCGACCGCCACCTCCTTGGCGAGGGCATCATCCACGCCCTGGATCACCTGGTTGAGGAATGACCACCAGGCGTTGACGTTGTCATTCTGGCCCTGCATCTCCAGGCCGAGGAGGGTACTTGGGGACGACGTCATCGGGTCACCTCAGCTGAGCGGGATGGTGAGGTTGCGCAGCACGAGCGGGCCCGCCGTGACGACGACGTCGATGCCGCGATCGAGGATGAGGATTGCCCGGTTGGCCTTGCTCGCGTTGTAGATCAGTACGCTGCGGAACGTGACGGTGACGTTGGCGACCTCCAGCTCGTCGAACGCCACCAGGGCGCGCCCTGAGCGCTCGTCGATCGTCGGGTAGCCGGCGGTCAGGGACAGCGCCTGGCCGGCGGCAGCCCAATTCGTGCCGGTCGCCTCGTTGCTCGCCGAGTAGGCCGTCGTGTCCCACGGCGTGAGAGAGGCCGAGGACGTGTAGAGCGCCGCCTTGATGACGTCAGTCTGGAAGGCGTGCGTGCCGCGCAGCAGCTCCTCCTTGAACGACCAGCACATGCCGGAGACGATGGCCATCAGGCGAACCCTCCGGGCTGGATCGCCGGCCTGGTCGCGGCTCGGATCGGCTGGTAGCGCAGGCGCTCACTGGCCCGCAGCTCGTTCTGCAGCTGCGGCATCAGAGCACTGTAGATGCCGGTGCACTCGTTGACCCGCTCGTTGGCCACCAGGTAGATGCCGGCGTTGAGCAGCGTCTGCACGAGCAGAAGATCACCAGCGTTGCGGGTGATCCAGTTGGTCTCGTTCGCCTCGGACAGCGCCGCCAGGCGGGCGTAGAACTCGACCGTGGCGTCGTAGGGCGCGTCCGGGGTCGGAGCAACGATGATGGTGTTCTCCATGTCCTCGGCCCAGTACTTCGGCCGCCCGGTGCCCCCACAGCGCCGCACGTAGTCGACCGTGCGCTGCTCCAGGAATTTCTCCTCGTCAGGCAGCCAGATCGACTTGACGATCAGCCAGTCGGTGTCGCGCGCGATCTCGGCCGTGGAGATCGACAGATCGAAGTAGTCCCGCCACAGCGAAAGCCCGAGGTCCTTCTGTATCTGGTCCTGGGCGCGATGGATGAACTTCGGGATGTTGTCGACGAACTCATCGTTCGTGTTCTCGCAGATGTCCTGCACCTCATCGACCAGCTCGGAGAACGTCGGAGCGTATGCGTTGGCCATGGCTCACTCCGTCCCGACGAACACGGCGCTGGGATCGAGGTAGAGCGACAGCGCGGGCGCGGTGAAGCGCCGAAGCACGCCCACGCCCTGCTGCACGTCGCCATCGCCCAAGGGGTGCGTGTCGGATGCCATCACCCAGCTGCAGTCGACGATGGCGCCGATCGAGTGCATGGCCGGCGGCCCGGGACGGTAGGTGATCCCGTCCGGACCCGGCACGCGCACGTACTTCTGCGGGTGCTCCTGGTCGGCGTTCTCGCGCGTCGTCCAGATCGGCCGCTCGCCATCTTGGATGAGCTTCCTGCCCTTGACCTTAAAGCCAGTCCGCTGGTCGAAGGCGACGCCGGTCCTGAGTGCTCGTCCCCTGCTCAATGTCGCCTCCCCCTGCCCCAGCCGAAGCCGCGGAAGCCGATGGTGACGGGGTGGCGGTCCTCCTCAGCAGAGCGCCCGAACACCAGGTTCTTGTAGATGCCGTCGAGCTTGTCGTGCGCCTCTGGATTCCACTTCAGTGCCAGCTTGGCCGCCAGGCCGGCGCAGAGCGTTGGGAGCCAGGCTCGCCTGGTGTCGAGCGAGTCGCCGAAGTCGGTCGGCATCGCATGCTGGCGGTAGATGTTGGCGCGCAGCTGCACCGTGTCATCGATGCCGTTCTGCGGCCACAGCACGAGCACGGGGGTGTCCACGCTCGCTGGCGGGATGGTGATTCCCTCGGGCAGCTGCTCGGTGTTGCCGGTCGTGCGGATGCTCTTGGTCAGCCAGTAGACCTGCGGGATGCTGGTCGTGTCCGGGAAGGACAGCTGCAGGAAGTCCTGCCGGGTGGAACGCCCCAGGGGGTACGGCTTGTCGTCCTGGATGATGACCGCATCGAGCACGTCGATGACGTCGGCATCGAGCACGACACCGCCGGCATCGGCATCGAGGTCCCAGGTGCGCGTCTCGGTGCGGAACTCGGCGTTGGCCGCGTCGTTCTCCAACTCAATGTGCAAGAGTTGTAGCGACCGCGTGATCGAGTTCAGATGCCGATGGGTCAGGGCGGCGGGGTCGACGCCTGCGTTCTCGCATGCCTCGTCGATCAGGTCGCCGAAGGAGAAGTCGACGATGCTGCTCATCTGAGCCCCGGCTGAGGTGGGTTAAAGGCAGATATCCGGGATTCCGAGATATCTGCCTTTAAGTTGCCTGTCAGGCTACGCTTAGGCGGTCGGCGAACCGGACGACCAGAAGAAGCAGCGGGGGTCGCCCCAGCT